CTAACGCATCTTTAATTAATTCAATCCGTTCTTCAATTTTTTGATTGGTTTCAATTGCAGATTGATTAATCGTATATTGTTCTTGTCGCTCTAAACAAGTTTCTAATTCAGATTCTTTTGTCTGTAATTCATTTTCTAAAATTTCTAAACGAAGTTCATCACGTTCAATATCATCTCGTATTCCAGATCGTTCTGAAATCAATGATTCTAACTGAGTTTTTTGTATAGTGTATTTAAATAATTCCTGTTGCTCTGTTTTAAAACGTGTTAAATATTCTTCATGTCGTTTCAATGACTCACGTTCTTGATCAATACAATCCTTGGCTTGTAATGCGTCTTTAACAAATACGTTTGATGTACAATATTTGCATTCTGGATCATATTCATGTGTGTCGAGATGTTGTATTTTTTCTTGCAATCCATCAACGTATGTCCTTTGTTTATTTGTTATTCTCGTTTGTGTTTCTATCTTTGAATCATATGAATTATATTTTCCAACGTGGTGTTCAATATCATCATGATCAAATTGCTTTATATCAACACGAAGTTTAAGTTGAGTATCATTTTTTTCTTCAACTTCTTGTTCTTTCGTTTCAATTTCTTGCTGCAGATTTTTTATCTTATCAGTTAATACAATTTCTTCCTGTTTAAGTTGTTTTATTGACGGACCTGTATATGTTGTTGGCTGTTTACTTTCAACTTGACGCAATAAATCATCTTGAAGTTCGTCTTTTTGTGTTTGTGCATCTTGTTCTTGTTGTTCGCATTTAGATATTGCATCAATATTTTGCGAAATAATATCTTCTGCATCAGAAATAATTTGAGCAAAGTCGGTTTTCTTGTACTCTTTTAATTTACCAGCTGTTTCTTTTATATCTTCTGCAGCAAGTTGGTAAAGTTGCTCAAAAACTGTAATATCTAAAAATTGTGATAATAAATCTTTGCGTTCTCTTTGTGATTTATTGATAAAGTTACTTTGATCGTTTTGCAATGAAAATGCCGTTAAAATAAAATCATCATAAGTTCCTAGATATTTTCTAATGTTTTTATTTGTATCACTACGTTCTTCACCATTAAGATTTTCATTATCAGAATAAAATTCAACATTAACTTTTACGTGTCCTGATTTTTGCTGCGTACCTGTTCTTTCAATCGTATACGTTACGTTGTTCATTTCAAAAACAAAACGACCAAAGAATTGTGTAGATTTATTATTAAGTACTTCTTTAGCTTTTCCGGTTTTACTACATTTATCAAAAATAGTATACGTCATTGCATCTAACAACGATGATTTGCCAGATGTATTTGGTGCAAATAATCCTACAACATCTTGAAGTTTTGTGAAATCAACATGATTATTTTCGCCATATGAAAACATGTTTGAAAATTCAAATGAAACTGGATGCCATGTTATGTTACGAACTGATTCTAATACTGGTAATTTTGAATTTGTTGATCTATTAATATGACGAATAGCATCAATTTCTGAATCAGTTGCTTGCGGATAATTAAGTTCAATATGCTCTGTAATAAGTGTATTTTGATATTCAACATCACGAACATTGCCTATTGTAATATTTGCTGCAGATGTGTTTGTAGATGTATCTGTTATGCGTTGAATAGAAATGTCTTCAACAGTATATTTTTTACGTAACGCTGCAAGAAATTTTTTCATGTCAGCAGCTGACGTGTCTTTAAACTTTACCCTAATTCTAGGCCGGGCTGGTACATATGATGGTGCTTTAACAATCGATGTCCCATCTAACTCAAATGTTATGTAACCATAATCATTTGGTATATCTATAAATTGAGAACTTCTGTCAGGAAGATCCCAAACAAGTATTCCATGTCCTAATGCTTCCCCATGATTTTGTTGTATCAACGATCCAGGATATACCGTTAATGGCTTTTTTACACCATTTTCAACATGATATTCTTGAAGTATTTGATTTGGTTTGTGGATATCTCCTAATAAACATAAATCATGACCATCAAATAAATCTACCGTAACATGTTCATTTGAAATTTCATAACCAACATCAGTACGAGCAGAATGAACAGCCCCGTGATGTAATGCAATCTTAAAATGTTCAGTATCAATGTCAGTTCCTTTTACGTACTTTGCAGGTGGAACATCAACAGCCATGTGATTGAACAAAACACTTCCTGCTTCAAATACGCCATTTTCTTTTATGAAGTGAATATTTTTATTTTGAATAACATTGAGTACGGGAGATAATGCATCAACACGATGTGTATTATTCAAGTTCATGTCGTGATTACCTAATATAACAATTGTAGGTAATGTGAATCCATTAAAGAATTCAGTTAACATGTTGATCAACTCTGGCGACATATCAAGTTTTGAATGAACAATATCACCTGTAACTACACATATTGATCTATCAGTAGCTTCTTGTGCGATTGTTAGAAACATATTCTCAAATACTTGTCGATATTCACGGTGTCGCTTCAATGTTCTGATATGAACATCCGACACATGAAATATTTTATCGATAATGTCTACCCCAATATCAATCTTCTTTATTTCCATAACATTCCCATTCGCATCATCATTAAATCTTCAAATGACATCTGCATAGTTTCTGAAATACGTTTTGTAATTGCTTCAAAGCCTAACTCAGAAGCATCTTTATCTTGTAGTTCTACAAAGTAAACATTCAATCCTTCATTCATAAATCGTTCGGCAATATCTAACGCATTTTTTAATGCATCAGCATCCAAACAAATATAAATGTCTTGTACATGTTCTTCAATAATTTTCTTTTGTAATGTAGGTTGTATTGCTTTACCAAATAACGGTATTGCATTTCTTTTAATTGCAATCGCATCAAAAGAACCTTCACAAAGTACAATTGGTTCTCTCCAATTAATCATCATTTCAAATCCAATAATATCTTTTGATACTGTAGGATTTTTATGTTTCATACCTTCTCTATCACGGTATATACGAGATACAAAATAATTAAGGCTTCCAGAAGCATCATAACTTGGGATAATGATTCGTTTTGCATATTGTCCTTCTTCTACATATCCTATTCTATATTTGATGATGTCAAAAACCGTGATACCTCTCCCTTTCAAATAATGCATTGCTGCATTGTATTCATATGATTTTTTATACACCCACAAAGGATGATATTCTTCTGGTAATTGTAATACAGTATCTCGTTCTTCTTGCTTTTCAATCCGATATCTAGATGATTGAATTATTCTAGCAAGTTGCTCAAACTTTTCTTTTGGTTGATTTAGTGCTTTAAATAAAGTATAAATTGATTTACCACGTTTATCAGAAACCCAACAATGCCATGTATAATCACCATTTTCATCTGGTGTTGATCTTACTTCTAATTTTGGTTTATGATGTGAGATAAAAGGAGAGAAGAATGAAATATTGCCTCGTGATGTTGGCTTACCTTTACCTAGTACTGTTTCGAGTAATTGTAATAATTTTAGATTCTTCATTAATATAATATAATGAAAACATGGAACGATTCAAAAGATCTGGTTTATTAATATAATAATTATTAATTTATGTCATCCCATTCATTTCATTCCTGGTCTAACGAATTCATTACATTAAACATTTCATTCATTCAATTAATTAAATGCCATTACTTACATTAGAAAATAATGAATTTTTTTCACACTTCCAATCAAAATTTAAAAAAAGTTTTCTTTTCGGTTGGAATTTCATCTAGTTGGCAACATTCTGCTAACCATTCTGCAGGAATCATTTTCTTTGCAACATGTTTTATACCCATCTTCAGAGCATATGCTTCATATGATGTTTTACTACCTTTTGATATTTTTTGATTTGGATTTTGAAATACTATGCGAATATCAATGTCAGGATTGCATTGTAAAACATATTTCATTTTTTTACGATCTGCGGTAGTCCAACGTCCTTTCGTTTCCACAAACATTGTTCCGCCATCCTTTTTAGTAAATACAAAATCAGGTGTATATTTATGTTTAGTTGCTGGTACACTGTAATGTAAAGTTTCAGTCTCGTAATTAACTGGATAATTTATTTCTTTTAATGTTTCAGCTACAGTATGTTCTAATCCAGACTTGTAACCGTATTTATATGCTTCTTGTCTCGCTTTTGACTTCGAGTTCCAATGATTTTTTGCCATAACCTTCCTTAATTTTACCAATCAACTAATACTAATCGGTTGTTAAACATCATAACATTGTCTGATTTAAAATCTAAATCTAAATCAAATTCTGAAATTCCTGTTCTGATAATTTCTTGCTGCAATTTTCGTAAAAATGTAACTAATGCTGATTCAGTTTCTCTAGCTCCGTCCGCATCTAAGTAATCAAATATAGTAACCTCACCTTGCATATCTAGAGCAAACTTTGTGTATCGTGCATAAAAGTTATCAATCATTTGTTTGTATTTTATTGGCAATTCTGATGCATTTTTCATAATATACATTTTTTCAGAATCATTAACGTAAACAACTGGAATAAAACATTTAAATTCAGAATCACGACCTACGATAACAGATGCGACTTCAAATTCATCTCGTTCTCTAGTTATTTTGAAAACATAATCCGTATCACTAATTTCATAAACAACCCCATTATCGCCAGCGCCAATACGCACATATTGTTTATTACGTATTTTATCTAGTAATATATCAACTTGTTCTTGTTGTAATACTTCTGATAATATGTTTTTTAATCGTATCATCTACTTTGACCTACATATTTTTTTTTGATAATTTTTACCATGTTTATGCGAACTTTGTTTTTTCTTAGAATGAACGCCTGGTCGTTTCTTTTTATTTTTTCGTACTACAAAATTAGTTATTGTTTTTGCTATTGTTATTCCTTATAAATCTGCATCAAATCTTAATAAAATATTCATATCAATGTCACCACGTTTACGTAATGGTGATGCTAACTTACCAGTAACTAATAATTGTCCTGCATCATTATATAATCCGACAGTTGTTATATAAGGATCAAAATCACTACTAGAAACATATGAATCATAATCAACCCCATTATCTTGTAATGTTGATGGGTTTAATGTTAAATTAAAATCATCTTTACTTATTCTAACTAAAGTAGAATATTCTGTAGTAGTTAATGTACTTCTATAACTTGCAGTATATGCAGTTTTTGTTAAATCACCATACTTATAATGCGGCGACGAAATTACAATTGTTCCGTGTTTCGGAAATACATTTCCTACATGATTTGTTTGTAAAAATGTACCATCCTCTGTACGGTCCGATAAAGAACTTATTTGTGCTTGAGATAGAGACTTATTAAAGATTCTA